CCAGAGTCGATATTGACTTTGGATGTTTCTGAGTTGTATGCGCCTGGTAAGAGGTCCGAGCGTAGGCAGATACTTCTACGCCACTCGATCCATTATCTTTTTAATATTCCATTGGAAGACGAAAGAGATCAGGATAGAGTGATAGCTCGAATGGGTGCTAGGACGAAATTGATGGTTGATTGGATGATTGGTGTTTGGGAGAAATACCTTCGTCCGAAGACATGGATGGACGCTCTTAATCCCGAGCAGCAGGCGATTTGGGCTCAAGCGAAGCGTAGGTACGACAGGACCATTGAATCGGAGAACTTGAAAATGGCTAAAGCACGAGCTGAGTATGACAAAGCAGTTCGTGCTGTCCAATTCGCTCAGACCTCTGCAAGGGAAGAGTTGAAAGAAGTTCTAAGGGACTTTGGGATGTCTAACGTGCCTTTGCTGAGGGAAGTTCCTGAAGATCAAGGATTTAAGAAATTGTTCGAAGAACTGTCTCTGATGGGGATGAATTTTCGTCCCCCCGGTGACGGTCAATTCTAATCCTATTAAAGGAACTTTACGTACTCTCGCAAGGCGAGCTCGACGGCTACGGACTAAGGAAGCAACATCACAAAGACACAAACCGGAAATCATGTACATTCGTAGAAAGCTTAAAACCAATCCAACCGGTAGGAAGGAGAAGTCAGAAGTTGAAAAGACCGATAGAGAATTTCTTTATCTATCTCGTGAAACTTCTCTCAATATCCCTCCTGACGGAAATTGGGATTATAACGCTTTCTTCGGAAGACCTGGTGACGATGAGTGGGTGAGGGAACTTGCAGCGAAAAAGCTACCAGACTATCTTGAGAATTATAATTACCTCACGTTCGGAGTTCCGAGCATGGGTGTGATTATAAAACACCTCAAGAAGTATGATAGGCCTAATAACTGTATTCTTCCCGGTGCGCACGGTTATCTAGCGGAAGCAATCAGCAAAATTAAGAAGAATGAGTGGGACGGAAGCAGAAAGCGATGGAAATGGTTTACTCCATTGGGCTTGTCTGAAGCTTCACTGCCATCATTCCCTGGTATATACTATCGTAAGTGTGGATGGCCCAACAAGGAGTCCGTTGAAACGATACTCATGCTCGATGCCAGACAGGCGATGATAAAGATCTGTCAAGGTGAGGAAGTCAACAGACGTCCCTGTGCGTTATTCGGACGTGGGAAGCGTATATCAGGGGAAGAGGCGGCGGGAATCGTAGGAC